CTGGGTTTTCTAATGCCCAAAATTTAAAAGTATCACAATTTCCGTTTTGATATGCATCGGTGATACAATCCTCAATAATCTTTAAACAACTTTTCACAATTAACATGGCATTAGTAAAATCTCGTGGTGTTTTAGCAGTTGATCGAGCATATGAAAACATAGTACACGGAGGCGCTGCCAGTATGCCGTAAACCCGCTTAGGCGGCTTATAGTACCGCACGTCCTGCGCCGGCAGAGTGATTGACCGCACATCATAGCCCGCCTCAACATACGGTCGCTCCCAGGAGCCGGTGCCTGAGCAAAGACTTAAAATGATTTTATCTGAGTTATTCAATTTATTCCCTCACCCACCGCTCAAACTCGTCCCACGTGTGGGGATAAAGCACAAACGTTTTTACCCCTGCCATCCTGAGTGCCGCTAACCAGGCCTGTTGATCTGTGGATATAATACCCTTTTCAGATTTGCACTCGATAAACAGGATATTCTTCCCTACAGCGCACAAATCCGGAAAACCGGCGCCATCTGCCGAGACGGGGGTCCGCCAGGAAGTTTCCCCGTTACGGATAATTTGCGCCGGCCTGAAATGCGCGACGATGTAACCATGAAGGTGCAACAACTCTATCGCTTTCGTCTGTAGGGCGTCCTCCGACTCAGGGACAAGGGATTTCACCTGTTTGGGTTTAACAGCGTCACCTTGCCCTTCCTGTGATGTTTGGGTGAAGATTTGTCGCATATTGGCCTCCCATTGGTTGCGGACTTCGGCGTTATCGGTCATTTTCCCTCCCCCATAATCATCTTCCGCCAACCGGCAGCGATCATGTCGGATTGGGCTTGAAGATAGATTCTAGCTCCTAAATTATATTTCTGAGATTCTTTTCCACAATCTAATCCTATCGGATTCTCCGGCCTCGTCTGGTCCGGGTCGGGAATGCCGCCTATCAGGGAGAGGATTGTGTTGGTCACACGATTATTAAATTCATGTTCAGTTTCACATCCTAGATCGAGAGCATCTGTATTATCGGTTTTATAATTTTGTTTTAAGATAGACAAAATTTCTTTCCTCACCTTTTCAACCGCCTCGTACTGGCGGATGGATTCTTGGTTTTCCTTGACCATTCCAGTGCCATTCTGCTTAAAGGTTTCATATTCCTCTCTCGTTATCATTTCACCCTCCGTTTCTTATTCCTCTCCTTGTAACCCGCTTGCTGCTCCGGGCATCTCCAGAACACTGGGCATTTCGTACAGGCGGATAGTGGTTTTCTACAGTTGTTACATTCCGGGCAGGCCGTACAGTTCTGGCAAGATTTCGACTGCATGCAACCTTTATCCGGCACCTTACCCGGTGTTGAACCCGCCCCTTTATCCTCTCCGTAACCCTTGCCACGTGTGGGGGTCTCCTGGATATTGCCGCCTAGTTGTAGATAATGGGCAGTAACTAACATCTATCCCACCTTCTGTCGATAGCTCTTGCCTTCTACCTGGTGAATTACACCTTTCGTCATCTCAAATATCCTATCGAACGAAGCTTCCCCCAGGTATCTCGCTAGTTCGTCCGGGTCTTTGTTCGTGGTCATGATTATTGGGCGCATAGTTTTGTAGCGGCCATCAATAATGGCAAATAATATTCTCTGCACGAAGTCCATGTCCTTGCGAGGCTCTTTGCCGATATCATCTATCTCAAGTAGATTTTTGTGAGTGAGTGAGTTGATGATATCTGACTCAGATTCCAGTTTTTGTTTTTCCTCCGGGTTGTAGCTGTACGTCGCCTGGATACGGCGATACAGTTCATACTCAGAGATAAAGCATACCGGGTTTGAACGATGGTATTTCCACTGGCCGTCATAAACCATTCCTTCGCCCTTCCATCGGTCAAGATAACGATGTGCGATGGCACAAATTAGATGGGTTTTACCGACTCCGGCCAGATCGTATTTTACGTTTTTATCGGCGATGGAAAATAGCACCAGTGAGGGGTACGCCTTGCCCTGTGCCGTGATGTACTCTTGATGGGATAAAGGATATCCCTTTGCATATTCAAGGCACGTCTTGTGGATTTTAGCAGTGTTCCCGTTCTTCCCGCAGATGAAGGTATCGAAGTCCTGATTCTGGAACTTCGGGGGAATACCGGATTGCTGCCGCCATTTCAGCCGGACCGCGGCGACGGTTGACAAAAAGAGGGCTTTCTGATTACCCTCGTCTTTCTTTATACAGTCCGGGCATACTGATGTACTAATTCCCTTAAGCCTGATATTGCCCATAAACCAAACCCTGCCCTCGAAATCCCTACCGCATTCAGCGCATTGAATTTTCATAATTTTACTGAGGCGGTTGAGGTTGCAGGTATGGCACATGCCATGTGATAAGTCAAACTCTCTGCCGGTTTCACCTTTGCCGAGCATGCGGTATTCAGCCCGGTACTCCTTCTGACACTTCGTGCAATTTTGCAGTTTATCGCTCATTTATTTTTCCACCCTAATCTTACTCGCTGACTTGACCGGGTTGTCTCCTTTTGTTCCTGTCTGTTCCCGCCTTTCCCAATTTAAAATAGCGGCATAATCTGAATCGTATTTGTACTTCTTATTTGATTTTTTACCGCAGGATACGATCTCGATCCAGCTTTTAGCTCCGGCCTCTCCAAACTTCTCAACCAGCTTCTTGTGCTCGTCATCTGTGAGCAGGATATTCTGAAATTCTCCGTATGTCCTTTTCTCAACCATTGGAATGACGTGATTTGCCGCTTCTGGTGGTTTAGCCGGCGTTTGCGGTTTATTAGTCTTCGGCGCTGGCTGAACCTTCTTTCCTTCTTCGGGGCCGGGATATTTGGAAGTCTTAGCTCTAACACGCTGGAATCTTGTCCAATTCCTGAACTGCAAATATTCCTTTCCATCGACTGTGTAGATATCAATTTCGTCTACGGCTAATTCCGCCAGGCAACCAGCTATTTCCTTGATCTCCATAACCCTTGCCTTACGAGGAAAGCAGTTGGGTAGGACTAATTCCGGGTCGGCGCTGTAACGGCCAAAATCATCAGCCTTGACCATCAGCCGATAAAAGAGAACTTCAGCCATAGGAGAAAGCTTGTTCAAAGACTCGGAACCAGTGATAGATTCAAACAAATATCTCATTGGCATAGAGGTTTTCTCCTATTACTATTTTAAGTTTGGCCTTGAGGGATATTACGGTAGCGTCTCACTGATCTTTTATTGACTCTAGCTTGCTAGCAGTCGCACCACACCGTATCCCTCAAGGCTATCCTTCACACGCTGGACTCACCTTTTAAAAGTGTCGGTGACTTTATTAAGACACCAGCGCGGCAAGGGCTAATTAATGCCCGGCTGCTTTTTTTAAATAACTCTTGATGTACTCGTACTGCCAAACTTTCAAATCTGCGAATTTTTGGAAGGTCCAGCCCTGGCCGCCGTTTTCCAGTTTACCCTTCAGGTGTTTGGCAAGGTCGCCTTCTCCAATGTTGGCCTCTTTTAGTAATTTGCTGACTTCTACGAGTTGTTCTTTCGTGACGGTGGATTCGTCTTTGGTCTTCTCGGCCTGGGCAGCCGGGGGAGTAGTAACAGTTGGGTCTGCGGTTGTTCCTGGCTGATCTAATTCTCCGGCTTCCTCCGATGGTTGCTCTGTGAACTGGCCTTCGACGGTGGCAGGCGCCGGGGCTTTGTCTGGCGCCGGGGCTTTGTCCATGATCTCGCCGGTGGAAGTGTCTACCTTCGTTCCGTCATCTGTTATTGTCATGCTTCGCTCGTCTATTACTGGCACATCATTATCAAGAGCATCAGGAGCAAGGCGGCGCAATGCCTGAGACTCAGAATGTATTGCCGACATATTATCGGCGGAGTTTGCTCCCTTTTCTGTGCCGTAGGCTATTTGGGATACCGGCCACTCGCCATAGCCGTAGACTTCTTCACCTGTTACCGTATTCTTTAGATGGGTAATTGAACGAACCCGGGTAGGGTCGATTTTTTTGTAAACTTTGATTTCTTCTTCATCGGTCATGCGGCGCGGAGTCATGTCCAGGTAACTATATTTGATTTTGGAACGGGTCAAAATCCGCTTGAAGTCGATCCCCTCTACAACTTCCGGTTTCCCTTTGTACTCTATGATAAAAAGATGTTTTCTCAGGGGATTAGCTCCGCACATGGTACACAGCAACATAGCTTTATTCCAGACGGCAGGGTGGCTTTTACGAACACCCGGCCATAGAGTATCTAATACCGTTTCAGCGTCTTGTTTAGTCAGAGCATGTTTTCCGATATAAGGCGCTAAGGCCGTTGCTTTTGTTTCACCTATTTTTGCTTCCAATATTTTCCTCCTAATTCTTGATAGATTTCCTATTTGCATATCATCAGGTAATTGCATTCCTGACGGGTTAAACTCTCGGGCTATCCCTGTGTGGTTGATATCCTTTGAGCAGCGCAGAATATAGCCCTTGACACCGTAGGAGCCTCCCCATGCCACGACAAGCGAAGAAGCGCACTCTGCACAGGTAAAGCCCTTACGCTCCTTCTCTCGCATCTGGTCATAGCTGAGTTCGCTCTCTTTAATGGGCATCGTCTATTCCTTCCTTAAAACTTTGAAATCGATACGACGCTCATTACCTGAAACAGTAGGTTTCATTTCGGTCGTCTTACTAATCGCCTCATTCTGACCTATTACATATCGATCAGCTTCGGAAGCGACCTCGACCTCATATACTTCGGTTGTTGTGACCGTGATTGTTTTAACTACAATGAATTTCATATCGTTACCTCGTATTTGTCCTGATTGTGGTATGGGTGATAACCTTGATTCCCGGTATTGAACCACCTGACCGGACAACCTTGTTTATCCGTGGCGCATCCAGAATCTTGTATTCTTTTGGCACTTTATCCCAATCTTCCAGTTCCCATGTACTCGGCGCTGCGACCTCAGAGATGGAGCCAGACTGAGAGGACACATGTTTGACCGGGGCCGGGACAAAGATAGGCGTGGTGTCGATTGTGGTAGCGCCATTGTTTAACGCAGCCTCTTGCAGGGACAGTTCTTCTTTCTTCCGGTTGATCTCCGCTATCTCCACTGCTCTGGCTTTCTGAGCATCAATATAGGTTTGTACCTTGGCCTTGTTGATCGCGTTGGCATCAGCCAGTAGAGTATTTAACACACCAAAGACTTCCTGAGCGGCTGCGAGATGGCCTTTAATGGGTTTAATGTACTGGTCACTGAGGGCTACTAATTCCTTTTTGCACTTAGCGATCAGGACAAGGTCCTCGTTGGCCGGGGAAAGGTCTGCATCGGTTTTAATTTCCCTCTTTTGGGCATAGTCTAGCAAGCTGGTGAGAGAAGTTTTCAGAGCGATGTAGCCGGGATTGGTTTCGGGATGGATTACGATGATGGCAGTGGGAGTATTGGTCGCCAATGCCTCAAACTCCGCATCGCTCAGAATACCGTCCTGCGCCTCTTGAGGCTTTGCCAGTGGCACTATTTCCGGTTTATCAATTAAGGCGCCGCAGGGGATAGTCCGCATAACCGTCTTGATTGCTTCAATCTCACTCTCCGGGACATTGATGGCGGTTACCTGGGCTTTGCTGGTACCCCATTTTGCAGGGACGGTCACCAGGTCTCCCACGGTTAAAACGGCCTCTGAGAAGTAGGAGTATTCCTGGCCGGACGGTTGACCATCTTTGATATATTTGACTTTGACTATTTCAGGCATTTTATTTAGCCTCCAGTTTAATCGGTTTAGGATTATCCTCTTTAATCGGTTTAGGATCATCCTCAATTGAGAATCCGGAGACTTCGCTATGTGGAAAGGCAGAAAGTATTTCATGGCTATAAACGCCTGTTTTTACTTGCAACTCATCCGTAAATACAAATGTGGCTTCTTCCGCGTGTGGAACCTCGATAACCCTACCATCTTTTAAAAACACTTTAACCATTTTATTTAGCCTCCGGTGTTTTCTTCTTGTGGTGCGACCGCTTCACCAGCTTCTCGGGTTCTTCTGCCGGGGGTACATAATCGGAATGCGGCATGTCTTGAACTGAGGTTGTGCCGGGTCCAGTGGATTCTTCTACTACTTCTTTGAACTCAGCATCGACAGTGTTAGGCTGATCAAGAGCGAATATTTCAGGCGGTGGAGGCGGTACGATTACCTCTGATTTGGTTTCTTCGGCCTTTGCCGCTTCGGCTTCCTGCTCAAAGAGCTGCATAGCGAGCTGAGCTTCTTCCGGTCTGGCTTCCCTGGGACCTTCTACTATCTCGCCGGTGTCCAGCCTGACAACCGTAACGATGTTATTATCCCCAATCATCATTTGGACCTTAACGTCACGGTATTCCTCACCGGAATGGACGATGGAAGAAAGGCGTTTTAGCTTGGCCTCTAATTCAGATATCTTCTCTTTCATCTGGTCTTTGATATTCTTTTGGCTAGCTTCCTCGTTGTAGAGGTCTTGAACGACTGAGCTAACCTCCCGGCCTTTAAATTCACTTTCCAACATAGTGAGTTTGCAGGGTAATTGCTTTGTGTACTCCTTGAGTTTGGTCACTTTCCTTTTCCTCCTTTACTTTTTATATTCGATTGATTATTTTATCTCCAAGCCGGAATACGGTTATCAGGAATAGCAAATAAATCCCAGTATGCCTGGGCCGTGGTCTCCTGATAGAGCTTGTATGCCGGGGCCCTGGTCTCCTGATAGAGCTTGTCTGCCGGGGCCCTGGTCTCCTGATAGAGCTTGTCTGCCGGGGCTATGGCTTCCTGGTAGGCCTTATATGCCGGGGCTATGGCTTCCTGGTAGGCCTTATATGCCGGGGCTATGGCTTCCTGGTAGGCCTTATATGCCGTGGCTCTGGCTTCCTGGTAGGCCTTATATGCCGGGATCGTTAATAAATCCTTGGGAGTCGCTAAACCTCTAAAATCTCCACGCTTGATCGCCTTGACAATGACCTTTGGAAATTTAGCAGGTGATGAAAAATCAACGCATTCCAGTTCTACACCCCCTAAAAAATCGCCGTAATATTTACGGATAGCACCATGCCCATAGAAATCCTCTGGTAATTCGCTTTTGATTTGCTTCCGGAGGATTTCACCCTGAGGTGTGTTATAGATTTGATCCCCCGTGAGAAAATATACCTTTTTATCCTTTTCAATCCAACTTAGAAATTCACAGATTTCTCTACCTTCCTTTTTAAACTATATTTTTTATTAAGCTTTTTGCCCCCATCTCAATATTCACAAATGGGGTAAGATCAGGAAAGGTGCTTATTACCGCAGAATAAAACACCTTTGAGTTTTTAGGATTTCGCTGACCACTCAGAATAAAGTGTAAGGTCATGCGATTTATTCCCATTTTCTCAGCCAGTTCGGATTTATTCAGGCCAAGTTCTTTTTGTTTTTGCGTTACCGCTTCAACTACGCTCATATTTACCTCCATTGGCAAATCTGATTATTAACGTATCATATTTAATCAGGTCTGTCAATAGCTATTTGATTATTGTTGTATCGGCCTTTCCAGTTTTTCTTTGAGTGTTTTGTTGATCCACTCGCCGGTTTCCATATCGGCATCAATAGCCGCTTTCTTGGCTTTTTTATAGACATCATCGGTTATGTTCCTAATGGATCGCTGATTCCATTTTTGATTCTTTTTCAAATTTCACCTCCTTATTTTTCATATTGGCCGCTTTGACGGATTCGACCTTGCGCCGGTCACAGTTGGTTAAGTAGACACAGACAGGATATTTGGGATAACATCCCCTTGCCTGTTGATCTTTTACGGGATCGTCTTTCGTACCCTTCCAGCCGCAAATCTTGCATTTAAGTCCCATCTAAACCACCTGCCATTTTAAAAATAGTGACATGAGGAATAAACCACCAAAGATTAACAACCAGGCTAAAATAACCAGGGCAATTGCTACAGGCTGCTTCATTTTTCTTTCTCCTGCGGGCAATGGTGTTCTTCGTGGAAGACCTCTGCCCAATTATCCAGGTCCGCACTACAAACCGGGCAGAGCCGTCTAAACTGGATGCCGGGATTGCTGCCGGCCTTGATCTGCTTAATAGCGTCTAACGGTTCCCTGAGTGCTGTGGCTTGCACTTTCAACTATTGGCCTCCTTTACAATCATCATATATTCCCATTCCGAGTGCTGGTATTGATGTTCCATTAAATTGATATCATCAGTGATTTTCATTCTCTGGATTTGCAGTTTTGTGATTTCAATGTCTATATCTTGCAGTTTTAATTCATAACCCCATTTTTTCTCTGCGTAATATTCCTTGCTACCTTTTAACCATTCTTTTATCATTATTTTCCTCCTTCTCGATATATTCACAGGAGGCAGGATATCGGATTTAATATCCTGCCGTCCTCTGCTTACATCAAAGCCCTCCGTGAATTGAATTTCTTAGGATTTAGCTACTTACCTCCTTGCCCGATATACAGGCTTCTTTGACTCGTTTCTCTACAATGTGGGTAAAATGCCGGGACAGTTTGACCCATAGATACGCCGTGGTGATTTTCATCGGGTCATATTCCCCGGCTAGTTCTCCATCTTCGTAGATTGCTAGGTGATTATTTTCAAGCCGGGTGAGTTTTAATATTTCACGCTCAGGCATCGGTTAAATCCCATTGCTCGATTAAATTCTGTGGTAATGGGGATTCAAAGGCGTAAATCGTGTTGGGTGACCATTGCCCAATCGTGGAATTGTCATAATTAAATTTGATCTCTTTTGGTATATAATTCATTGGTATTGGGCGATAAGGGCTCCTGTATTTATAAATTTTTATTATTTCACCACTGAGAAGCTCCCCGTATCGTTTTGATTGTTTGACGGTTAGCATCCCTTCGCCATATATCCCGATGGCGTCACTGAGGGTGATGCCCTCTCGTGTGGCTATTTTGGCCAATTTCTCCAATTGCTTGTCTGTTAGTTTCAACGATTCTATCTCGTTCATGCCTTTTCTCCTGTTTTTGCCAACAAAAAAGCCCTGGTGTTTATTCCAGGGCTTCTATTTATTCGCCGGTACTGGCCCCGGCTGGCCTTGGGGGGCTATTTTACAAACTCGATTTTACCTTTGCAGAGCACCTGAAACCATCCAGCAATAGTCAGGTAACCTTTTGGCATTGTCCAGTGTCCAGTTATACCCATATTGCCAGTTGCGCTATAACCAACTCCTTTATTACTAATCACCAATGTATTCATTTCCGTCCCTCCATTTATTTGATCTCTATTTTACTCTTTTTTATAAGTCCAAACCATAGCAGCCGATAACCACCGGCTGCCGTTCGTTTGATCTTATGTTAGTTTAGCAACAACCTGCCTGATACCTGGCGGGATGAACCGTAAACGCTTACCCCGTGTCCTGCCTGCTGCCCTGCCCCGTAAGCGCTGCCATTGGTACAAGTGGTCCGGGAGTGGGTGGTATGTGGGTATTCCGATTTAAACCAGCCGTCAACTTCTCGTTGCACGTTCACGATGAGCGCCCTGCTTTCTGAGTATTTGACCTGATAGGCTTCCTTACTTTCGTCCAGCTTCTTTCCGATAGTTGAGATAATCCCCATAGCGAAGCTGGTCTTGTCACCTCGCTTGAAACCGGATTGATCTATCAGGCGGATAATTTGCGGCTCAAGCCAGTTGTACATAGCCTCGACGCTGCGTACATTGGCTTTCTTACCCAGTATGTGGAACTCCTCGCCACTAATTCGGATAATCTTACAAAAGTTCCGGGTAGATACCGCGTTAATCAGGATTGATTGCCATTTCTCGAAGTCTGAGAAGTCCACTATTTCGTTCATCATCCCGGCCTCGTCGCTATCCTGCTTTGTGGGTGTCTGGACAGTCGCCATATCGAGATTATATTTTATTAGTAATTCCTGAGCCTTAGCCATTGCCGCGGCTGCCTCGTTCTCGTTGGGTGATTTGCTCAGGGCTAGTAATTTCTGAATTAATCCTACTACGTTTTCCATTATATTTTCTCCTCTATTTTTTCTTCGCCATATTTACCAGTGATGTAATCCCAGCTCATAGGCTTGCGTGACGTGCTGGGCTTGCCCCTGTAAGCCCATTTGCCTTTATTCGCACACCAGATCCACTTATTGGCTTTCAGGGCTTCCCGTGTCTCTTTGTTGGGCATGTGGTCGAATCCAGCCCAGACCCAGGCACCGGTGATGGTTACGAGAGCACCAAACTTAGCAGCTAATTGAGCCTGTCTGTGTAGCTCGTCCGTGTCATTCGCTGTTGGTGCTGGCTGGGGTTCCGGTTTAATCTCCGGGCGTGGTTCAATGGGTGAAAACAGGCTTGCTTTAATCGGTTCCGGTTTCGCTGTGTTTGTGTCAAGATTCCTTACTTTGATCATTTCTTTCACTCCTGATTGAAATTTTATAAGAGCAAATCAAAGCGCCCAAATTATATCTCAGGCGTTTTATCGTTTGATCTTATAATCCGGTGCGCTCCCTCCGTAACCACTTAAAGCCTCGTTTCCCAGGCGGGTCTTAGCTCTATCCTTATGTTTTCTTCGCCTTCCGGCCTCTCTCGATTTGCTCTCCTATTTGTTTACTCCTGTATCGCTGCCTCGTTGCAGCCTGTGATTAACAATGTATCACAGTAAGGCGAGCCTGTCAAGCCCTAATTTAGCCTCAATCCGTGCCTAATTTCATCAATTTTACGCACAAAGTAGGATATTAAAAAAGTCTCGCATATAATGTATTGACAAACAGTGAGGCATAGTGATAGCATGTCTGATAAGGGGGATTAGCGCATATGATCAATCTGCCGATACGGTTTTACTCCCGGTTTACTGCCCTGGTTACTCCTGCCAGGGTGTATTTATCCCGTCGTTTATCCCGTTGCATCCGGGAGGTTTCCCGCAGTAGGGTGATTGAGCAGCTAATCCCCCCTTTTCTAATCTGCGTGCATCCGCTAGCGACGGCTAGCATCCGCTACCATCCGCTACCATTTGCGGCTCGCGCGTCGCGCGTCCGGAACGACAACGACCTCGTCCTCGACAACGACAACGACAACGACAACGACAACGACAACGAGTTTACATCCGCTAGCGAATGTCCGCAGATGTCCGCAGATTTACCGGATAGTCTACTCCCACCGTCTCATAAATCTCTATTTTCTTTCTTTTCTTTTAATTTACATAATCACCACTCCCAAAAAGAAAGGGGAAGGCTACAGATGGGGTATGATTGCGTGTCCTTTAGCCTTTTATCAACTTCCAACGGAGGTATTAACCAGTGAGCGGTAACACGTTATCACCCGCAAAAAAAATAACTCTCGCCGACGCGATGGAAACGCCGGATATCGACTTAATCGTCTGCGGGGGAGTGCAACAGACCATTCTCGATCAAAAACGTTGGCTTTTGGCCTTTTCTGAGACCGGGAACGCCCTAGCTGCCTGCGATCGGACAGGTGTTAGTCGTTGGAGAATATACCAGAACTGGTTTAAAGAGCCTGAGTTCCAGGAGCAATTTAAACTGGCTGAGTTACAGCATCTAACCCGGATGGAGATAGAGGCCGACAGACGCGCCATGGAGGGCGTAGACCACCCGGTAATCCATCAGGGAGTGATAACCACCACCTACAAAGAGAAATCCGATACCCTGCTCATGTTTCGGATGAAAAAACTCGATCCCAGCTACAGGGAGAACGCCAACCAACTCACAATCAACAACACCAACCAGGTCGAGGTGCGAGCTATCGAGGTCCGGCTGGCAGTGCAGTCGAGCCAGGAGGTTGCACCCGCCATCGAGGGTGAGAGCCGGGATTTGCCAGCCCTGGACACCCCTGATCAATCGGCTCTTGCTGATAACGAGCCTGATGCAATAGTAAAGTCGGATAATCGAGGCTAGATGTGATACATGCTATATCAAGTCAAAACATATTATGCTTAGAGCGAGGCTAAATCGTGTTACAGAATGTTTATTGTGCGAACCTAAGTACCCCTGGACAGGGAGATGAGCAGGGAGAGTTAGCACTATGCAGCCAATGATTCAAAGCCGAAAAAACTTATCCAGGGGCAGGGAGCGGGGGTCGGAGGGGATGGCACCCTAAAACGCGATCGTGACGGGTAATATAAATATCCCCGTCTAATTTTTTCAACCGAAAGGAGTAAAACATGGTGGAGTCCAGAGTGGTGAGATACAAACAGGTGGTCAACTCGTAGATGCCAAGTAAGACGTGCCAGATATGTCCCGTGAGGCTCTACACGACAGAGGGGTGTCCGGAGAATTGTTCGAAGTCCTGGCACATTTGGGAAGGGGACGTTGTGAAGAGGGAGGAGGAATTGACGAGGAGGCCGAGGGTTGAGAAGTCCGGTAAAGAGGTCAAGGGGAAGGTAGTGAAGTGGTGACAGGGGAGAAGGTAAAGCCGTTCATGGAGATAACCAAAGAAGGGAAAATGATTCTGAACTTTCATTGGGGGCAGTCGAAGGCGTGGTTATCGACGGCGCGGTTTCCCTTGATTCTGGCTGGTGCGCAGAGTGGTAAGACAGAGTTCGAACCGCATTGGCTTTACCGGGAGATACAGAAGCGGGGGCCTGGTGATTACATAGCCGGGAGTGCGTCATTTCCACTGCTGGACAAGAAGTTACTGCCTGTAATGGAGAGGTTATTTTGTCTGACGAAATTCAACGGGGCCCCATGGGGAAAGTACCGGGATAGCGACCGGATGATAATAAGCCGGGATGAGAAGAGTAAGATATTCTTCTTTACCGGATTGAACCCGGACGCCATAGAATCGGCAACGGCGAAGGCGGCTGTACTGGATGAAGCGGGGCAGAAAGCGTTTCGGTTAGGGACCTGGGAGGCAGTGCAGAGGCGTCTAGCGATCAATCAAGGGCGGGCATTACTGGGGACCACGCCTTATGATTTCGGGTGGTTAAAGACGGAATGTTACGACCGCTGGAGAAAAGGGGACAAGACCTTTGATGTTATCAATTTTGAGTCTATTGCGAACCCGCAGTTTTCTCGGGAAGAATTTGAGCGGTTAAGGGCTACAATGCCTGCCTGGAAATTTGATATGTTCTACCGGGGCAGGTACACGAAGCCGGCAGGGTTGGTATATGACTCTTTTGACGATGCGACCTGTATTATAGACCGCTTTCCGATTCCGAAAAGCTGGCCTGTTTACGTTGGGCACGACTTTGGTTCGGCTAACCCGGCTGCTTTATTTTTTGCGCAGGCGCCTGAAGATGATCTAAAGAATGGGCAATATCACAAAGGTGACCTTATCGCCTTTTATGAATACCTACCGGGTAAAGGCCGGTCCGTTTATGAGCATACGCAGGAATTTAAGGCGGAAACGGCAGGCCGTAATGTAGTTTCGCGGGTAGGCGGCAACTGGAACACAGAGGACGAAATACGGCAATTATACACGGAACACGGTTGGCATATAGTCCGTCCGAAGTGGCAGGAAGTTGATAAGCAGATCGAAGTAGTTTACGGGATGAATAGTCTGAGTTCCGTCAAGATATTCCGGGATTTGAGCCATTACATCGACCAAAAACTATCCTTCTCTTATATCCTGGATGAAAAGTACGAAGCCACTGACAAGTATGATTCCGAATCTGAGTATCATCTTCTGGCGTGTGAAAGGTATATTCTCAGCACATTCAGGCCGGAAACAGTGAGTACCGGGGGTAGATCAACCCGGAGTACGAGTCATTTTTAGTGAGGGAATTTATGCCACTTTATGAATATCAATGCCGGAATTGCGGACTTAAATTTGACGCCTGGAACAAAGTTTCTGAAAGGGCGACGGCCAAATGTACCAGATGCGGAGAGTTAGCCAAAAAGAGGATGTCGGCGGTGACCGCCGTCTTCGGCTGGCGTCTCACAGAAAATAGTCACGAAGTAGGTCACAAAGATGAATTTGAGCGTGATGTTTAGGAGTTAAACCATGGGTTACAGAATAATAACGGATGCCGTCCAAATATCCTATATGGGACTTTCTACTGATCCCAAGCCAACGGGAGTCGGATTAGGCATGAGGCTACTTGAATATGATACCCAAAAAACATTCATCACTTACGATGGCAATAATTGGACTGAAATTACGGGGCAACCAAATAAATATTATGGATTATCCACGGAAGCCAAGCCAACCGTTGCTTCTCATGCCGGTAAACCGACACCTACTCCGGGGTCTTTGTATTTTGAATTTACTGCCGCAGATACAGCGACAAAGATATACTGCACGATTGACGGGACGACATGGCATTTATTAGTCCAGTTGGTTTAAGGAGTAAATATGAATAAGAAAGAAATCCTGGCAGAGATAGCGGGTAAGTTTGATCAGGTCGGCATGGTTTCGTTTGCTGAAAATGAAGCCGCACGGGCGGCCAAGGCAAAGGGGAATGAGTATGTGACCTGGTATCTGGTAGGAGCATTCAAGGCCGATGGTAAAACTCTCGTCCGCCAAAATGTCTCTATCTATGTAGCTAACGAGGGCACGGACAAAGAGCAAGCGTGGTATCATCCCGATTCTTACCGGATGTTATTTCCCGAACCGGCCAAGGAAGTCTCTCCCGCTCCCACTCCTGATCCCGTTGCCAAACCCGCAGTGAAATCCAAAAACTGGTTTCAGAAAATATTTAAGGGGTAAAGCATGGCCTGGCTTCCATATGCCAAAAGAATGAAGTTTACCATTGACCACACTTTAGTGTCGGCTGACCTTACTGACCAGCCGCATAAAATCTGGTTGTCGGCTGATTCTGGTGTCAGTCATGCGGATTTTACTGCTTTCTTTGCCGAAATGACCGATGCCAATAAACTGAAAATATCCTGCACGACGTATGATGGGACTACTGAATTTTACGTCGAGGTTGTTAGTTGGGATGCGGCAAATAAGGTAGCGGAACTTTATGGGGATATTCCGGCAGTCTCTACGGCTGGTGATACTGATATCTATCTGTATTTTGATTCTCGCCAGTTAGACAACTCAACCTACGTGGGAGTGACAGGCAGCACCCCGGCCAAGGCAGTTTGGGACTCGAACTTCAAGGCCGTCTACCATATGAATGATGGGGCAGACAATGCCCACATCTACGACTCGACTGCAAATGAGAATCATGGAACGAAAACAGGTGCGAATGAACCCCTGATGGTAGATGGATTGAAGGGGAAGGCACAGTCATTTGACGGGGTGAATGGATATCTGATTGTTTCAACAAATATAATATCTACTCCAGATGCATTTACAGCAGAGTCTTTATGGCAACGATTAGGTAATAGCGGAGGTTCAACTAGTAGTGATTATCATGCAATAACTACAGCGATGAATGGTCATGGTAATAATAGGATGATAGTCGCCAAATCTGGGACTCCTTTAGTATCCCAGTCAAGTAATACGGGTGGAAATTATTCGGCACCTAACTATATTATTTCAACAACAGCTTGGGATTATATTATAGATGCTTGGAACGGGGCTACTGTATACGCTGCTTATAATGGTATATATAATCTAGGTACTAATACAACTGGTTCTCTTAACTCTGGTTCGACTAAACTTCAGATTGGAAGAAACCCAACAGTTAATTATTGGTATTCTAACGGTATCATCGACGAACTCCGCATCTCCAGCATAGCCCGTGATCCTGCCTACATCAAACTAACCAACTATTCCGAACGGGACACGGCGGGGAGTTGGGGGACGGAAGAACAAAATCCACGTAATAAATTATGGTGGATATTACAAGAATTAGGAATTTTATAGGTCAGGTGAAAGATGCCTGTTGAACTCGTAAAACAAAGCAATTTAAAACCCACGGATGACAAGACTCCCTTCCTTGAAAAGATCAGGAATAAAGAGTCTGAGTTATCGCAGCTCTATACCCGCATGGACACCGATAGGGATAGGGTCTATCTAAATAAATATACCTTAAAAGACTCCAAGAACCTGGAAATACCCAATACTATTTCAATTACAATGAACGATCCGGCAATCTACGCTTCTGCGATCGCCGCTACCCTGATGACTTCCAAGTGGCAATGTCAGATCACTTCCAAGAATAAAAGATTCAATACTCATAAAATAGAACAGTTTTTGGAAGATTCTGACGCCGATGGGGATGAAAGGCTTAACGCCCGGGGTGAACCATCGCTATTTGAGTGGCTTTGCAATCATGTTTGCGTCCGATCTTACATCGGTTGCCGCTTCCTCTATCTTTATGATGAAAATGGCGAATTAACTACCAGTTATTTGCCAGTTGACATGCGATATACCCCGTTTGAGAATTCATCGAACGGTTTGGCCTGGGTAGCTCCTAAATTCTGGCTCAATGAAGATCAAATACGAGCCGAATTTCCAAACGCGGTCTTTTCGGCTACAGGCAAAGATATTGAGGTTATAGATGGGTGGGATAGTTTTATAAACGAACTCTATATTGACGGCAAACTAATCTACACACAGCCTCATTCTATCGGTTATCCCCCCTTCGTTATTCAGAAACCATCTACCGGCTTCATGTTGAGGGATAAGGGCTATCTGCAATATGAGGCTGAATCAATATTTGCCCTTAATCGAAATCTTTACGATGAATGGAACCGGATTGTTTCTATTGAACAAACTATGAATATGAAACTCATTATGCCGTCTTACCAAAAAGAAACTGATGACATGGCAGGGACTCCAGCGGATTATCCTGATGGCGTAGGTAAAGTGACTGAGGTGATGAAGGACCATAAATACGAACTTCTGGAAACAAAGGATATTAACGCAGCTCACCGGATGGCTAATAACACAATATCGAATGGCTTACAGCGTGGCGGAGTGAATAATATCGACCTGGGCAACGTTGGGATGCAGGTATCGGCTGTCTGGATTACCGAACAGGCAGAAATCCGCAGTAAGATCCTTGAACCACGCTTGAAATGCCTGGCTAATTTCCGCAGTCGGTTAGCCTGGATGAAAATAAACCAATACATCAGGGGGCAATATGCTGCCGATATGGGAAAATCCGGCGCAAAGACCTCTTATAATGCCGCGGAATTAGGCGATCCAAAAAGCTACAGTATCGGCTACACTCTTAAATCGAAGTCTAAGAAAATGGAGATTGCTAATCTGGCGATGGCACAGGGAGCCAGGGGGGTAATACCTGAGAGGAATATTATTACGGATATCATGGAAGTCGATGATCCGGATGGCATGATTGAGCAACTTGCTTACGAAAAGGCTGAGTCCTCCGATCCGATACTTTTCTTGTTCCGGTTGGCGTATTCAATCGCTGTCAAGGCTCAAGACGCCGTAGGACTGGATCAAGATAGGTTAAATCTTGAATCTATGCGGCTAACTGCCAAGGGAATAGCTTTAGCCAAATCTGAGCAAGTACAGGCGCAGCAAGGGTTATTGCAACCTGGGGGAGATCAACCAACTGGAAAGGCAAATTCAAATACTCTAATTCCTATGTTGGGTCAACCACTCGGCAACGGCGCCGGCCTTTCAGGTATTTCACCGGAAGGAGGAAATCAATAATGGCCGGAGTTAAATGGTCGCCACAAGAAGTTATCGACGCATTTACGCCATATTTTAGCAGTGACTCAAAAGGACAGGAGCAAACTAAACCAACGATAGTCAACAGGACCGGACTTCTTCAACAGATGTTAGAAAAGGCCAGGGGAGTAGTCGGTCAAGGGCAGAACCAACCACCGGCTAACCCGATGGAAGGTCAGGAGTAAATAGATGTCGATAGATTGGGCAAGAATATTCAGGGCTTTAAGGGATGAACCTGAACCCAAAGAAGGTATTTTACTTGCGCCTCCTGCCACTATAGAAACGCTCCGTGAAGTCATGCAGCGCATGAGCAAGGGCATGACGGATGCTGACCAGTGTAAGTTATGGTACGAGATTGAGAAGACCGCCTTTAACGAATTAGGTGAGGTCAGGGTTGATACCTTCGAGATATCCCCGGTTGAACTTGAAGCCACTCTGAGAGAGCAATACCCGGACATTCAAGATTTGAAGTTCCCGGATGGAACGTACTGGACAACTAATGTGGTAGGGATGCAGCGGATTCTTAGCCGGGACTGGACCAACATGGTCCCGTATGTGGTTGATAAAAGCGACTGCGATAAGTACGGCATCCGGCTTTATGAGCATTGTTGCCGGTACTACGAGATTACCACTGTCTTCCCCATTTGGGGCATGACTACTCAGGGTTATCACGGCTTCAATGCGCTGGTTCTGAAAGGCGCTGACGGATGGATTGCCCGGCTGATCGAACCGCAGTCAGATGTCATCTTCATCACTGATGGACCATTGGGGGGTTATCATCCAGACACAGCCAGCGAGTCTTTAGGGTTGTTGAATTTGAGTAAGGGGGTAAAGTAATGTCGATTTATGAAATTCTCGGTATTATAGTTGCGGTTATTTCACTCCTGGTAAACCTGGCCTGGGCTATCCAAATTCAGAGAGCGAAACGGATTATTGCCAATGCCCTGGAGTTCAAACAGGACTATATCGAGGCGATAGCAGACCAGACCTTGACGGATGCAGAGCGTCTTAAACTGGCTGAACACGCCATACCGATTATTGAGGACGTGCTGGCGATCTTCCAGACTATGAGTAATGCCTTTTGGAGCATCATTGGTATTGTTAAAAGGAAATAGAGCAGGCGAATAAACAATGACAATGCGTGATCTTGAATATAGCTTGATGGCAGACGAAATAAAAAAGCGTAAGCTTCCTGTTGACGAAAATATGAACAGGATTAAGTCTGTATTTAGTGGTAAGACTAATCTTGAACCACAATCCGTAGATAATGCTTTCATTGGTCCTCAGATACCTGATAGTTCAAAGCAAATCAAGGTATTTTCCAGCGATGATGCTAAGACATACGGCCTGAATATCAAGCAGGACTGGATGCTGAAAGTGGCTCCTACCGCTGATTATCTGGACTTTACCACCAGTTTTATTTCACCTGAAGGGAATGAGTACCAGCCTGACGATATATTCGTCACTGAAAAGGGCGACTGGCTATCTGAATCTGAAACAAAGTCTTACCTTCAGAGTCTACCGAAAGAACAAAGGTCAGCGGAGTTAGCGCGGACACTGGGATATGGTAGTTTAGACCAACTCATGCAATCCGATATCTCTCAGGAAAGTCCGGAATATCAGGACATTCTAACCGGCATGAATCTGGATGAAGAATTCCAGAATGAACTAATAAAGGAAGTTCAATCATTGGGGCAGATGCCAGCGACTACATCTTTAATGACCAGCCTCTTTCCTTCTATTACTAAAGACCAACTAAACTACTTCTTCGACCCTGAAGGGTATTTGGGGAATGTCTATAAATTAGGCAAGAGCGACCAGACAACTGCCATGCTTAAAGACGTTATTCCCAATATCACTGACGAGCAAGTAAAGGGGTTCTTCGAGACTCCCCAATTTGACACGGTTGAGGACTATTTCAAAGTTGCCGGATGGTCACCGGAAATGCCGGACTTCAGAGATCCGCAAAGGACTGAAAAGCTCAAGGAATTTCAAGAGCATTTGAATGAAGCCCGGATGATAATAGATGCTCAGAATCCGTCCTGGTGGAATAAGCCATTAGTCTCACAGGAAGCGGCAAGCAGAAATGCCTTCTTGAAGTTCGTTCGTACCCTGGGGGGTCCTGACTATACCCAGGAGCAAATAGACAATGGCGTAGGTGGGACGGTTTCACCCTTCGCTCTTTCTCCGGCTGAAATACTCAATACAGGAGAGCTTCAGATAGCCCTGCTTGGAAGCGCACAAGCGGGTCTTGCCGCAAGCAGGTTGCTTCAAGCTCTGGATGCGGCGGCAAACGTGGCCTTTGGCGTGGGTATGACTGGCAGTACATATGCTAACAGACTCAAGCTGAGTGGGGGACAGCAGGCATTAGGCTATTTGTTTGGCGCATTGGGAATGTTCGGCGGCGGCGCTCAACTGAGACGGGCTATTCCTCCCGGCGCAGGACAGGCGATAAAGAATACCGCCCGGGAACTGGCGACAAATGAATCCGGTCAGATCGGAAGGAATGTTAACCGGATAGACACAAGTCTACCACCCCAAGAACAACTATCCCGGTTAGATATGGATATTGAAGGGTTGCAGTCCGCTATCAAAGAAAATAAGGCCGGGGACCTGACTGAGTTAGTAGAGTGGCGAAAATATGCCGGTAAAGGAAAATTAGCCGATAAGGGCGAGATCAAGACTATCACCCTTGAGCAATACCAGAAATTCTCAGGCAAAAAAAGACCGATGCCCAACGCCTTTGATAAAGATGGTCGTGTCAAATGGGAATATGTACTTGACGAATTTGCTTCAGAGCGTGGATATCAAGGTGGTCAGGATTTAAAAGACGCTATCGAACTGGTAGCAGAACAGAAACGAGATTTGAAGATTTTACAGGAAAGCCGGAAAGGTATAACAGCTGATGTGCATACCGAAAAGGTAGATGCCTTAAAAAGCTATTACGGTTTTAATGACGCCGATCTTGCTAAATATTCAACCAAAGAGATAGACGAAGCCTACGCCGGTATTCCGCCCGAAGAAATGGCACCCGGCACATCAGTTCAAACCGGTTTACCGGGGATGGGAGTAGAAGGCGCTCAAGGGAAGATGTTTGAGGAAGCCAATACTGCTACGGGTCAAGGTGGTGTCAAGCAACCTTTGACCGAAGCGCCAAAGTCTGTTCCTGAATCACAAGCGGGATTGCCTGTTCCCGAAACCAAATTCGGGAACATACCAACCGTCAAAGAAAACTTGACAGTTCAACCTGAGACCCAACCCGGCGTATCCGGCGCACCTCCGAAAGAACCTCCTCCTACCGCAGTAGCGGCACCTGCGGCACCGGAGCCAAAACGTGTCCCGATCTGGCAGAGACAGGACACCTTGACTCAGGTTGAGAAAACAGAGGCGGGAACGCCGGTCACCCTGGGGAAACCCGTGTCTCCTGAAGCCGGAGAGATACCGACCGCAACCCCTGGCGGCAGGCAGCCGGGGGGCATCCAGAATCAGATTCCTTCGATGCCGGTGGACAATCTGCAAAGGGCTATCGACGCTATAACGCCGGAAGAAACCGGTTTCAAGCAGACGATGGTCAATTTCAAAGACAGTATTTTAAGGTTGATGGTGCAGGATATTCAGGTCTTTAAAGAGCTTGAGATTGCTACCGGAGTCGAGGCATGGAAATTGGCAAAGCTGGTAAGAGGTGCTGCCGCTGCTGGAAAGGATATCATCAGGACTGACGTTTTGCCGGTCATGCGTGTAGTGTCCAAAGATATCGATAACCTGAAATTGTACATGACCCTTCAAAGGGATATGGATATCATCGCTCGGAACCCCCAAGCTTTACTACCTGGTGGAGTGCAGGGTGGAGCCGGTGTAGTCAAGGCGCTGGATGATTTGAAAGCCAAGATAGGCAATGTCCGGTATGCCAAGATCGAAGCGGCGGCAAGACGCCTTTATACACTGAATGAGAAATGGAAGCTGCAAGCGCTGGAAGATGCCGGAATCATTGACGCTAAAACCCACACGGCAATCAAGAGCGCAAATGAGCATTATATTCCCTTCTTCCGTTCTGACTTCACGGATGATGTGCTTTTTGATCTGAGCCAAAATACCGGCACAAAGCCCAAAGCCGAAGCCTCCGTTTCATCTACCGGAATTAAGAAAATGGAACTGGCCGGGAGTGAAAGACCGCTTGACGATCCCCTGGCTAACTGGATGGGGCAATTCATTCAGGTGCAGGAAACCATCGCCCGGAATAAGGCGGCAAAGGGTGTTATCGCCGGACTTCAGCAGATGGAAAAACAGACCGGCGCAACTCTGATTTCAAAGGCCACTGATGCAGCCGAACACTCCAGAATCATAGATACAATCTCATATTATGAAGGCGGTAAAAAGATCACGGTGCAGGTCCCGACTATCATGGCCGTAGCCGCTAAGTCCATGGATAGCGAGGCCATAAACGCCGCTACAAAGTTCTTCAGCATCATTAATAAACCATTGCGGTACGGAGCCGTGACATATAACCCGGCCTTTATCCCTGTGAACATGCTACGTGATGCTACGACGGCCTTTTTCAGGGAGAAGCTAATTCCCTTCTCTCCGACATATTTTCAGGGCATGGTAGCCGTAATAACTAAGAACAAGACCTATTCCAAAGTCGCCAGAGGCGGCGGATTTATGGCCGGCATCATTGACGATATGAGGTCTGCCAACGCGGTACAACAGGCGGTTTCCGCCGGAGGCGGCATACCATTAAAGAATGCCGGTGATTTCCTGCTTGCAATCCCGCGTCTTGTAGAAAAGGCCAACGAGATAGCGGAGCAAACTACCAGAGTCGCCACATATATCAAGCTTAAAAAGATGAACATACCGGAACTTGAAGCCCTGGTGCGTACGCGCGATGTTTCGGTTGATTTCGCTCAGTCAGGTACCTGGATGAAGGTTATTAATAATGTAATCCCCTTCTCTAATGCCTCAATTCAGGGTACCGTCAACATCGCCAGAACGATCAAGGATAATCCGAAGTGGGCGGTTGCCGCTTCTTCGCCCTTCCTCTTTGCGACGATCATGTCACGTGTTAATAATATGCGGTACGAGACTTCGAAAGATATTCCATATTATGAATACACAAATAACTGGATTGTGCAGCTCGGAGAGTACAAAAAAGAGGACGGTACAAATGGTCCGCTTTATTTAAAAATTCCCAAAGGCCAACTTGGTTCTGTCTTGACTTTCGGCGGAGAAGCCTTATTCTCTTATTTGCAGAATAGCAATGACCGGAGTATAGCGGAAATATTCCTTGAGGCAGGACGGAATGCCATTGAAGCGGCAAGTCCGGTGCCTACCGATATAGCCGGATTCCTGCCGTCTGCGGCAAGCACGGCGGTAGAACTGGCGACCGGCCAGAATATCTTTACCGGGATGCCCATTGTACCGCGCAAAGAAGAAAATCTACTTCCAGAGCAGCAGTTCGACGCTAATACAAGTAAGTTAGCTACTATTCTCGGTAA